CTTGGAGGATGTGGTCAAAGATCGCATTCTTAAGCCACTGAAGCATCGGCTTCAAAGCTTTGCGCTTACTAATCTCTTGACTTGCTTTTGCCATTTGACTAGCGGCACCAGAAGACTGAGACGAAGACGAGCCACCAGACAAACCGAGCTCCATCGGCATGACGTCGTAAGCCATGCACACAGCGTGAATCACAGTCTCATCGAACGGTCCTGCAATGTCGATTTGTTTCTGCGGCTGAGATGATGAGCCACGCGGCAACACAATCATCTTGTGTTTCCAAGCTTGGTCACCAGCGATTGCATTTAGCGTGTCTTGCAATTGACGAATCTGTTGCGGCGTGCTGATGTCATCACCAGGCACAATGAACTGGCCAGGGATAGAACCTTCGCTAAAGTATTCGAGTTGGAACTGCTGACGACGCAGACCAGTCATCACAGGAATGATTGCTCGCTCGATGCCAGGGAAGCCATACGGAGTCCAAGAACGACGAGTGTACGGTAAGTAGAGAAGTTGGTCGGCACGATATTGTTCAATCGGCTCGTCCATTTCTTCGATGTCTGCCTCGAGAATGATGTCCATCATGTCGGTGCGAGGCACGCCCCAGAGGTATTGCTGATACGCAGGAGATGGCGGACGAGGAGTGCCGCCTCGAATATCGAGCAAAGGACGAATCGTTGTACCGTCGAGAACTTCAAGCGCAGCGAGGTTAGAGCCAAAGAGACCTTTGCCTTCAATTCGCGGTGGGTGAATGTAAAGCGATAGAGCGTCGACAACAAAGACGTCTTCAAGAATCGCGCTCATCCAACCAGAGAAATCGTGGTAGTTCGGGTCAGGTCGTTTGAAGAACTTCAGAGCTTCTTGACGTCGATCTTGAAAGTCTTCGTGAGCATCGGGGTCGCTTCGCATGTCGCGAGCTGCCATGTCGGTAGGGACGATGTCCCAGTCGAGACCAAGAATTTCTTCTTTGCGAACTTGGATGCAAGCTCGAACAACTGAGTACATGTCGGCGTAAGCACGAAGGTTAGCGAACGAAACAAGCTTGAGACCTTCAGAACCAGGCTGCCCCATCGGCATGTTCCATGCAACAGGATATTGCATACGACGAGGCTCAGGACGACCAGACTCAGTCTGAGGCGCATCGATGCCCATCGGTTGAATTGGAGCAAGTGGACCAAACGCTCCAGACAAGAAGTCAGTCCAAGGACGCTCGAGGCCATTGCCGTATGAAATGCCAAAGTTCCACTCGTTGTACTGCGACATAACGCCGCCAGCAGCGTAGTTAGAAGGTAATGGACCTTGAACTCCTGCTCCAGGCCCAATGCCACCGCCGCCTCGAGCTTGCCCAGCAGTTCGAGCGTTAGCGCGAGCCTTTAATCCTTTTGCGATTGAATCTTCACTCAACGTGTTCTCAGCTATTCGAAAGTAGTAGTGATGTGGACAGCAGGACGACCGTGCGTTTTAGCGCACTTCGTGTTATGAGTGATGAGCTCTTCCATTTTCATTAAGCGTCTCCTGCGTCGACGATTGACTCAGGCCACAACACATTTGTCGTATCCCATTCACCGTCTCCCCAAAACTCTATCTCACTTAGACCACCTGATGTGTGAAACACCATGCGCTTGATGCGAGGACAGGCACGAAGGTGAGCTCCGCCGCAGTGAGAGCATTGCTCAGCAGCGAACTCTGCCCACGTTGGGAGAATCGATTGCTTCTCTCGCTTCTTCAGCTCTCGCTTCTCTTTGCGAGTTTGCTTAATCTTCACCATCTTGCTCATCAGTCTAACTTCTTTGAACAGAACGGACACGCCGTTCGACCCTCTTCGAAAAAGCCTTTGCCGCAGCCAATGCACGTTACGATTCCGTAAGCAGCATTCCAGTCTTGGTCCGATGGCACACCAAACGCAAGAACCATAGCGTCAGCGAGGTCAGGCGAGTTCATGCCTCGCTTCTTCATATCTTCTTTGCTCTCAATAATGATGCGACCGCGGGTGTCGATTCTGAACTGCATCCCAGCAAGTTCAGACAATAAGTCTTCATCTTCTGGGTCGAGGTCAAGCTCGCCTCGCTCGAGCATTTCTCTAAAGTTCCAATACCACTCAGCTCTACAGTTCGAGAAAGTTGTGTAGTCTTTGGCTCGTCCAGCGGCAACCATTTCGTGCACAGGCTCATTGTCTTCTGCGAGTCTGTCGTACACACCGCCACCAACACCTACGGTGTCAATGCCAGCGATTGTAGCGCCGTATAGCTTTAAGTATCTGCGAACAAGTCCAGCAGTTTCCATCGTGTCAGAGCCAATGACGTTATGGACAACTCTGCCTTGACCGCCTTTTCGAAGAGCGATGACAGTTCGGTCAGTACCAAATCGAGCGACGTCAACTCCAAGTGTGATTTCTTTCGTGTCAGATACATCGAGCTCTCGCCGTGTTGCTTCAAGAAGAAGATTGAGAGGGAGAAGAGCAGTCGCGCTCTGTTGCGGGAATAAGCCTAAAACCTTTGATTGCCAAAATGGGTGCTTCTCTCCCCACTTCTTGCGCTTTTCTTCGACCCAAGTCTCAGACACAAGAAGGTCGCGAACCATGTCCGGAACGACTTCACCCGTGAGATTAGGTGAGTCGAACGCACTGATGCGAATCTTGTGCCAGTCAGTTCCAGGGTTGCAAATCTTAGCGAACTCACTCGTTGGGTCGTCGGGGTTACCAATCGCGAGAATGCGAGATTGCTCGTTGGTAATGAGAGTGTCAGCTGCATCCCATAGCGACTCAGGCACACCACACGCTTCGTCAAGAACTACAAGAACGTACCGTGCGTGAATACCCTGGAACGCAGTCGGCGAGTAGTCACTTGGCTTTCGACCAAAGCCCACGAGCTCTTTGCCAATCTTCCACTCAGTCTCATTAGTGTGACCGATGAGATTGCCTTTTGCGTGAGCTTTTCCAATTTCTCGCCAGAGAATTGCGCGAACCTGCTGGAACGTTGGTGCTGAAGTAACGACGAACGCTTCTCCTGGAGGGTGAGCAGATATCCACCAACAAATCAAACGAGAAGCGATATAAGACTTGCCAACGTCGTGACACGATTGCACAGCAGTTCGACGATTGTCTCGCACAGAGTAAGCGATTTCTTTTTGCTTACTCCAAGGTGACTCACCAAGAATCTCTTCAATCCATTTAACTGGGTCTGATGCGATTTCTCGTTGGTCACGGTCGTGTTCAATTCGACTTGCTGCAATATCGAATGCAGAAGGTCGAGATGAGATAGCGCCATTACTTGCCATTTGCCAAAGCTCTCAATTCTTTAATGGCAGTTTCTTCAGCGCGAAGTCGTTGCTCATCGCTGAGTTCAGCAGAAAGAAGAGTGCGGCGAATGACTTCAAGAATCATCGCAGCCTTGGCTTCCTCAATACGAGAGAGTCGCTCATCGATATTAAGGCGAGACCATTCAATGAGAAGCTTGCCAGCACGGTCAAGACTTCTCTCATACAAAGCAACTTCTGCGCGCAACTGCTCACCAGATCGACCTTCATAGCGATGGTCTCCTCGAAGTTTTGCGACTTGCTGCGCGCAGAAGTCTTTGTAGAGAAGCACTTCACTCACGAGAGTTGCAAGCTCTTCGAGAGGGTTGTCAATTCGATTGCCGACCAAATCGGCAAACATTACGTCTTTGCCTCGAACAAGAGAAATGTCTCGCACAGAAGCAGTCGCTAAGTGAGTTTGACAAAATGGATAGCCCGTCACTGGCTTTTTAGTGCAGTGCTTGCCACTAGAAGTTGTGTGAGCACAAACGATGTCAATAACTTCTGCGTCAGAGTTTTTGATAGTAGAGTCGTCAGTCACTCTATTATCTTACACTCAATATGCAACAACTTGTTCTTGACTGCTTTCGCAGCGAGTTGTGCTTAAAACTCAGAAAGCTCTTCCTCGACAAAGTCCACCGTCACGCTCGCTCCAAGAGCATCAGCGATGCGAGAAAGACTTCTCCACGTCGGAACGTGTTTGCCGTTTTCGATTCGACTAACAACAGGTTGGCGAGCACCAATGCGCTCGGCAAGCTCTGCCTGAGAGAAGTTTCGAGAGACTCGAACGTCCCTGATTTTCTCACCAATCTTAACGATTTCTTCTGTGAGCTTTGTCGTGTCGTCGTTTGCCACTTGTCT